CCTCTCTGTTGTTATACCTAGAATATCATTTGAGTTGATATTTCGAGGAGATAAATCACCAGCTAAATCAATACTAGTAACAATTCCAGTAGCGCCCGTAGTTCCAAGACCAACGTTCAAAAGGAATCTTGATGTGCTAAATCCGATTCGATGTTGACCATCAAGTCTTCTAAGTGTGTCTGTAGACAAACCAGATACATTAATAACGTCACCAACTAATAATCCATGAGGTTGTGATGAAAGACCTATTACATTTCCTGTGCGGTTGTCATAACTGAAAACAATATTTTCTACTTTTATTACCGTAGATGCAATCGATACTATTTCTTTTCCATCAATTACTGATATTTTTGCTGATAAACCACTGCCTTCACCTAAGTTTTTAATATTTAATTTTTCATTAACTTTGTAACCAGATCCAGCACTTTCAACTTCATATTCATTAATTTTACCAGAAGAAGAAAAATTAACTTCAATTTCTTGTAATACCTTCTTTCTACTATCAAATATTCCTTCATACTCTGACCCAGCAGCATCAAGTTTATATGGATTAGTGTTTCTTCTGAGATTTAAAGTGTTAAGGTCAATATTTTGATTATTTGTTTCTACAAAATTCCATTCATCAGGTTTTGCAGCAAAATTAGCACCAATTAAATATGGGAAAGATGGGGAACGGAAATTTTTAAATGTTCCACTTGTTTCGTTTTCGTTTGGATTAATTGTTGCAAAATAAGCGTAGGTTCCCTTTGGATAATCTGGAGTAACGCAATATCTTCCATTGTTTTCATCAAGATCACCATTTGCAAGATAATCATAATCTTCTATGAAAAATCCAAGTGGGAAAGTTGATATTGGAGGGCCATTCTCTCTTGATGTTTTAAGAGAATAACTAGATCTCATAATTCTAACAAAACCACCGTCTTTACGATTATATCCATATGGGCCATATATTGGATTACCGTCATAAGCCCAACCAATAATCGGTGAATGATTAAGAGATACTTGTTCTGCGTTGTTTAGAATATTTAAGTCATTTGAAGTATAATCAATAGTTCCATCACTATTTTTTGATTTTAATATTTTTCTAAGACCTCTTGGTGCATAGAATGATGTAAATTTAATTCCCTCATCATTATCTCCTCTTGATAGGAATCCATCGTCTCCGTAGAATATGTCCTCATATCTTTTAACGTTATTAACTGCCCAAGATCTAATTTTTGGTAAAAATACAGCTCCTGTGCCAGGCAAATTTTCTTGAACTGAAACCAAAGATGTTGTATATCCAACACCGCCGTTCTTTACCGTTACAGAATTTACTCTTCCATTACTAATTGATGAAACAACTTTCGCACCTACACCATCACCCAAAACGACTAAATCTGGAGTGGATGTGTATTCCTCACCAGAACGAGTTACAATCACTGATTGTATTTTCCCATTAGTTACAATTGCTTTATACTCTGATGAAGAACCAGAGGAGACTCTTACTTGAGGTGGAATACTAAAATTAAACGTTGTGGATGCACCATAACCTATTCCTGACTTTTCAACGTTTACAGAGGTAATAGAACCTCTTACAATCGGGTTTATGATTGCATTAAAGTCTTCACCCTCATTACTAGATGTATTAATACCTATAACACCTTTTACTGAAACTTGAATTGGTGGATAGTTAAATATATGCTCTCCTGATCCTACAGATGTAAGTCCAACAAACTGTTTAGTTAAATAATTTTCATTTGATAGAGTGGTTCCAATACCAGCGGACGCTAATCTAAATTGACTATCATTTATCTTTAAGACATAATAATCTTGATCAGTATCTAGACCACCAATTGTCACTCCGATTCCTGAGTGTGAATAACGAATTAATTCACCATCTTCAAATCCATGATTTGTATATTCAATAAAATCTGAATATGTATTAATTCCAGATGTGGGAATCAATCTCCTTTTGTTTTCAAATCCTTCGCCAGGATTTTCAATAATAATATCACCTAGAACTAATTTTTTATTTAAACTTTGAAGTCTTTGAGATCCATCTGCAAAACCTGTAATATTAATTAAATTTGATTTTGTTAAAGCATCATTTTTTGTATTTGCCAATTTAACTGTTGATGCATTAACTCTCGATACAAAGTAGATAGATTCATCAACAAGTCTTTGATCTGGACTACTTTGAATTGCAGTTGTAGTAATACCAGCACTTGCAATACCAATCGCACCAGTATTGAATGTTTTATAGATTACAGCTTCTCCGTCACGGAACTTATGAAAAGTTCCAAAACCAATTGTGTCTTCTGATATATTAATTGCGTTACCAGTTGAAGATGCATCAAAGTCGATAAAATGATCTATTTGTCTTAATCTTGATCTTAGAACTGCATTTTTACCATTACCACCTGTGATTTGAATAACTGGAGGTTCGACATAATCAAAGCCTGGATCTACAATATCAATTCTGTCAATTTGACCTTTTATCACTGGTGTGGCACTTACACCAGCTCCAGCTAAACTTTCAATACTTATCTTTGGAGGATTAATAACATCATATCCAGATCCACCCTCTAAAACATCAACTGACTCAACACCACCAAATTGAATAACATCACCAGACTTATAGTTAGATACTTCAGTTCCATTTACTAATATCCCAGTGGTGCCTGGTATTGTTTGATACTGATTTCCATCAAATGAAGGTGTTAAAGGAATTCTTTTTAATAATTTTTGATGATCTAGTTTTTTATTTGCTAACTCTGGAACTGATATTTTAAAAGTTCCACTTCCTGTTGCATTCACAAAGTTTCCATTTATCAAATCTGGTAAAGAGTTTGCAAGACGAATGTTATTAGAGTCAACACGACTTATGAAATAATTATTACCATCAATTAATTGTCCTAAGAAACCACTAACAACATTATATGTGACCACTTCTCCAGAATAAAATCCATGATCAGCAGCACCTTCTGTAACCTGTATCAACTGTATAACGTCTCCGCCAGTGGCGCCAGTCCACGTTATAGACCGATCTGGCGCCACTATAGGTTCATTACCTAAACTTGGTAATGATGGTGAGGCGACATACATACTATCATTTGATTCTTCGTAAACGTTTTGAACATCAACTGTATATTTTGTGATATTATCATGAAGTGAACTATTACCTCTTTTTATTTTTCTTCTTATAAATGCAATAGTAAATTCATTAACGCCAGGTAAATCACCTAACACTAAAGTAGAATTGTTAATTGTGCTAAGAACACGACCTAACCCAATTACATTTGAATTAGCATCTAAAACCTCAACTGAATCCTCTTCTAGTAACTTATGATTTGATTGAGTAACAATATTAAAACTACTTGATGATATTTTAGTAACACTCTTTGGAGTTTGTTTTACAGTTGTATTGTAAATCCAAGATCCAAAATTAGAATCTTCAGAACTTTTGTTAATACCAAATGTTCCAACTCTAACTTTATCTCCTTTATTAAAGTAATAAGTTTCCTCTGGAATTGGAAAATCCTTCAAAACACCAGTAATTAAGACCTCAATCTTATTTGTTCCACTCGCAAATGAGTAACCATAAGCAACATTATTGTATCTGACATCATCACCGATACTTAAAGTGTCCACAGCCGTGGATATGCCTAAGAATTGGTTCGCAGTTTTACTCGTATAAGTTACAACACCAGCAGAAACAGCAGTTGGTAATGATAGAGAACCACTTGTAGGAAATCCAACAGTGGTATCAACTGTCATTACAGTCGCACCAATCGAAACTGGATCAGTTACACGAGTTCTGCCTGGAACTTTAAAGTTTCCTTCTATCGAATCTTTTGATATACTTATCTGATAATAATGATCTCCATCATATATGAAATCTTTGACATCAGATATCGCACCAGAAGCACCAAGAATATTTTTGTCATTTTTATCTAAATCTTGAAAGAGTGTCGATCCTTTTAAATTTCTTGGATCTCCTGTAATTGATTTAACTACAAAATCTTGTGCAAATCCATAATCTGCATCTGAAGGTTTGATTAAAAACTCAGATGGTTTTACAATATTAACTTCTTCACCATATAACGCTCGAAATAAAATTTTATATGACTCGTCAGTTCCTTTTGTTCTATAAAAATCTTTAATTTGTCGAATAAACTTAACTTGATCTAAATCACCATCTAATTTTCTCTGTTCAAATCCACTCGCAAAGGTGGTTTTAAGTTTTTTAAAGAAATCACGAATAAAAAGATTTGATAAATTAAAAACTTTTGTTCCACCAGTATGTGCAACACCAGTGCTTGTGTTAAAAGATAACAAATCAGGACGAGTAGGTTGTTCCATCGCATCAACACCACTAAACCCCCTCACACATCCTGTAAAGGACGTTGTTCCGATACCTGTGTATGTAATGATCTCATCATCTATTTTAAGCAACCCATACTTACTTGGATATCCTTTTGTAGAATCTACAAAGATTGTATCTGAAAATGATTCTGTATTTGTTGATAATCCAGTGTATTCTGTAAGTGCAGCGCCAACATATGTTTGTAATTTAGTATATCTGTCAAGATTCTCAGCAATATTAATTGATCCACCCTGATACTCTTGGGAGATATAGTATTGTTTCATAAAATCCACAAAAAGTGGACTTTCTGACTGAACAAACTCAGGTAACTGATTTTCAATTACCTGATTGATTTCAACTCTTTGAATTGAGGTATCTATCATTAATATCCGCCGCCTCCGCCGCCAGAACTAGATCCACCACTTGATGTAGATGGAGTAGACGTTGTTGTTGAAGTTGTCATGGTCGAAGTATATGTCGTGCCTGACGAAGTTGTTGTCGTTGTTGAAGAAGCAGTTGATGGAAGAACTGAATCAGTAGTTGACACTGGAGAACTTGAATTTCGAGTATAAGTTGGTGTGTAGTAACTATGAATATGAACAAATCGTGATCCAGATGTATTTTCACCTGATGCAATTAAATCTTGAACCATATTTACTTTAGTATTTGACATATCAAATTTAACGTACAAATCATTTAGACCCACAATGTCATTTGAATGAGGAATTGCTTGAATTTCAATAACATTATTTGCAATCACTGTCGAAAGTATATTTACAGTATCTATAAGTATTTCACCATGCATATAATCAACTGTCCCTGCGTTTTTCTTAATTACAACAGGAGTTCCCCCCTCTGTATATGTAAAAAAGAAAATTCTACCTTTATCCCGATCAATTGACTCATCAGCGAGATAAACAGTTCCAACAACACCTTGAATCGTAAATCCAGTTGAAACAACGTTGTAAGACTTCTCTTGAACATGAAACATATTTCCAAAACAAACTTCATATTGAGCAAATCTACCGATTTCTGATATTAAGTTTCTTCTTATTAAGACTCTAGTGATATTTGATGTAATTGAAGAATCAACAGTATCAATTAAACTAACTGCTTTACTATATTTAAATCTACCACCAAATTTGTTGATATCAATTGATCGAGAATATTGTGTAAGTGCATTTGAAATACCAGTTTTTAAATTTTCTGGATCATTTGTTAAATTTGTGTTATAATATGCAGAAGTTTGTAATTCAACATACAAATACTTAAGATCAATGAATTCTGGAACTATTCCAGCAACTGCATAACTCTTTAACTTTTGAATTAAGTCTCTTTTTGTCTGATCGGAGAGAAAATCACCATTTCGAGGTTTTACTGAAATAAAAACCTTTCCAAAACGAGGTGGATTCATTTCTTCACCTCCATAAGCAGTTACAGATTCAACATTTGGATAAATGTATGATAAAACTGATTCATAGTCTGATGCCGTGACCGCACGATACTGAGAAGAGTAAATTCGAGGTGCATAATACTTAATTGATGATATAGATTCAATATCATCACCATCTCTTGACTTTTCTTCTGTAGTAACTAATGAAATATCAGCTGGATTGATTGCACCACCATCTTGATCTGTAATATTTCCCACAAAACTGAATTCAGAAGCTCCATTACCTTCTTTTCCATCGCTTACGATGTAAGAAACTGTAATGTAATTTTGATTTGACAACTTTTTACCAATTACATTATCACCAAATATCAATTCATACCTTTCATCTTCAATTTCTTGTAATAAGTATGAGGAGGATGTTGATGTAATTCCAATTATGTTATCAATCTGTTTATAAGTAACAGTTGAAGTTGATGATTCTGATGGTTTAACTTTTACATTGATTGTTGAAGTATCAATCGAGGAATTATCCAAAATATATCTTTGATTAAACAAAGATGTATCAACTGTAAAGTTTTGCGATACAAAATTACCTTCGTATATCTCAATATTATTAAATTCTGCAAATCCGTTCACAACTGATACTGTAATATCTTCTGGAATGCAAAATATGTAGTTTGTATTATCTCCAACACCATTACAAACAATACCAGAGTTTAATGCCAGTGTTGAAGTCTCTGTTAGACCACTTACAGTAAAAGATATCTTTGCTCTTGCTGATCTACGAGATCTTGGAACATAACCAATGTTTCTTGCAAGCGAAACAACGTTTTCTCGAAGTGTAGCAGAATCAAGAAAACACTCATTTGCTGCCATATTAGTATTATAGGCAGTTGTATATGTATTATATGCTAATGCGTCAATAATGATTGAAAGGTTTGATCCCTCAAAGTCATAATCAGTGAAATTAGTATTAGCCCTCAGATAATCTCTGATGGATGTCTTGATTTGATCAAAATCTAAATTAACGTATTGACCGAAAGCCATTATACTCTAGCTGGGAAAAGAAGAACGTCTACTGTTTGTGTTGGAGAGGGAATACCGACAATATCATATTGAACTGTACAGTTCATTTCATTACTATCCGCTAAAATTGATACGGATACGTTAACATTGTCAATTCTAGGTTCATAATTATCCAAAGATGCTTTAATTTCATCTGATACTTTGATTTCACTTAAATTAGTATTTAAATCAAACAAAGATTGACTCATAACTGACCCAAAATTAGGTTCAAAGGGTTTTTCACCAAGAATTGTAAAAATTATGTTCTTTACAGACCTTTTAATTGCATCCTCATCACGAATTGCAACCACATCATTCGTCACAGGATGACGTTTGAAGGATAAATTGATATCTTTGAATGCCCTAGAAGCCACTATTTACACAAAAAGTTTCCTGTTTT